GGTACTTTAGGTGGTAGTTCTGCGGGTTGAGTATCAAAATCTAAGTTAGGTTTTATACTTCGCACCCATACCGAATCTGAATAACTTGAATTGGAGCTAGCTTTGGTTTCTTTCTTAGGAGTACGTTCCTTTAACATTTCAGGTCTATTTACTCTTATCCAATTAATATACCATGGTGCAACTCTCTGAACATACTCTACATCTCGGCCGGCATATTTACCGCTTCTAAACTTCATGATAAATTAGTTTGGGCACGAAATGATAAGTATAGCTTTGCTCTGTACTCAACCTCTGCTTCGGATAATTCAACTTCAATTCCTTGACCGACATCTAGATACAAACTTTCGTTGTGTATGAATGAGATTATCTGATGAAGTTCAAACCATTTGTCTGCGTACTCTAAATTTGTCATCTTAAATTGTTTTTGTGCTTGTCTTTACGGGTATACTTCTTTTTGTTCTTATATACATTTCCACGCATAGCCTGCCAAATCTCCTGCATTGTAAGTTCAACTTTTTGTAGTTTGGTATCTTTATTCTTTTCCGGCTTCATCGTGGTACACTGTTACTTGAATAAACGATCTAGGATACGAAGTCTTAAGGCCGTCCATCTACCTGGCTTTGTTCTGCTCCACATCAGATTTTCTGTTGTTCGATCATACCATTTCCACATTGCATTGTTGGACCATAATACATCCCATTCATCAATCCGGATATGTTGCCTTGTAGTACGATTAGGTAATGAGATGAAAATGGAAAGCAATGAATGTCTATAGAAATTTCGATGTATTGTAAAACATCTAAAACCAAATTCTTCTTGATTACCTAAATGTATTGTTATAAGTTCGAACTTGAAATTCCATTTGCGAGTCTTCCATCCGATGCGAGCTGCAATTTCTTGTATTGTTTTCATAATTCTACTCTTGTTGCTTCGTCTAATAATAGTTTTGTATTCTTCCAGGTTACACAGCCTACTCGCTTACCTTTTCCTTCTAACTTCATATCCGTATAAAATCCTACATCCCAACTATTGACCGTTTTGTCATAATTAAGTTTGACTCCTCGAAAGAATCGATCTGCTTCAATCACATACAATGCATTTTGTGCTGGATGATGAAATGATATGGTATCGCATTTACCTTGTTTGTTGTCGCCAATACGCTTTGCAATCGCTGAAGTCTTTCTGATAACAAGCTTCTTATGTTCATTGCGAATTCCATTCTCGAATAGATGATCATATCCATCGGCATCAACGGTTTCTCCGGATACTCCAAAGTGTTGCTCGAGATACGGCAATATCACTTGCTCACTAATTCTTCCAGCATTTACTGTTAATGCTTCACCGGTTTTAATAAACCATTCAATCATTTCATCTGTAATATGATTTGAAACATATACAGGCAATGTAATCACTCTGCCGTTTTTTTGTATTCTATGTGTTGTCATAACTTATAATGTTGCTAATAGTATTAATAATATAAATCCGATGCCGCACATTGCAATAAATACAAATTTGGCTGAGTCTTCGTGATTATTCATTTTCCTTTGATTTAGTTTTATCCTGATAACGTTTTTCGTTTATAAACATCATTACTGTAACGGCTGCTCCAAATGACATTATCGATGATATTAATGATAGTATCATCAATACTTCTATCCAATTTTTCATTATACTTTTTAATTTATTATAAGGATTAATATTTACTTTTCCAATTGGAAAGGCAACTTACGCTACCTCGCCTAACTCTAAAAACTTTCGATTCAATGACTTCGATACATTAGTGAGTGACGTCGTATTGATAAACTCTGCTTCTTTACCATACATTCTACGGAATTGATCGATGCCATACCCTTCTTTTCCATCAATAAAGTAACTAATAATATTAATACCAATCTCTTTCATGTTATTAACAATCCTGCGAGTAAATTCAACGCCATTCCAATTCCAATCAACTCCACTGATACCACCTGGCATACCATCTGAATAATTAATGAAGATACATTCATCTCCTTTTGCATCATTCTTTATGTCTTGGTATATACTTTTAAAAGCTAAGCCTTCAGGCGTCATACCAAAGGTTTGCAGCCAAGGAAATAATGATTTAATCTTGCTCATTTTATCGTGAGCCGAATCATATGCGTACAATGTAGTTGTATTATGGTCGCGGTAAGCACCTGACGTTGAAGTCGTACCTCTTAATGAAATTTGAACCCTAATACCTGTCGTCATCGAGGCTGCTTGAGCAATTGCCACTGCTGACTTAACTGCATTTTCAATTCTATTGCCATTCATCGATCCCGATGCATCAATTGAAATGTGTATAAAGAAATTCTTATATCTATTTGTTACTATGCGATGAAATATCGATTCATTACCAAAGCCTAAACTAGATACTAATCTTCTATCAATCTTACCATTTTGCAATCTTGTACTCTTTAAAGATCTTTCTTCGTTTCTCAATTGAAGCTTTCGTCCCAGCTGGCGACCTAATATAATACCCTCAGTTACTGACTTATGCATATCTCGATACGCTCTAAAACTCCATGAGTCTGAAGCTAATGGATCTTCGCCTTTGGTAAATACTCTCTCAGCCAGAGTTGTATTAAACATACCATCTAGTGTCATAATCACAGCTTGATTCAATTTCTTAATAACTGTCGTTTGTATTGGCACTGCGGGAGAGTCAACGCCGGCTGAATTTACTTCTCTCGACTCCGTACCTGAATTTTTCAATGTCTCAACTACTCGAGCATCTTTCTTAGATAGTCGGCCTGTCTTCTTCGCTGCTTCATTTAAAAACTCTCTTTGCTTTTGTATTGCTTTTTCAAGTCTCTTTTGCTGCGCAGGGCTTAATGATGAGGCAGGTTTAGAAGAACTGCCATTACTTTCTCCTTCTACTACTTCAAATTCGGCATCTTCTGGAATATCATTTCCTTGACCTGAACCTGATCCTTGTGAATCATTTTGTTCTTGTGATTCTTCATTGCTTTGACTTGATTCTTGATTCTGTGATTCTTCTTCAGCTACTGCCTTCTTAATCAATTTATAAATCTCACACGACACAACTAAGGCATCTTGTGTGGTTTTTAATCGACTGATGTTCTTAAGATCAACTACATTCCAAATTTCCTTAAGAGCTTTCAATCCACTTAACGATCGATTCGGATTAGTAAAGTTGATGATATGGAATAAGTAATCATCCCACGTCTCTGCACATTTCTCGCCTGACTTTAGAGCTGTATCAATAACTTTATCATTAAAATATTTGTCATACATTGCTTCATAATACACTCGGTACCCTGGAGCTGTGGTATATACATGATAATCAATTCTTCTATCTTCAACCCAATTCAAAAGATCTTTAATAATCATGAGCTGCTCTGAAGTCATATTCATATCTGGATCACAACCTTGCATTGTCACAGCTGCATGAAATGCACTACCAATTTGATTACAATTCTTAAGAATTTTAAAATCAGTGAAAGCTATATGTGAACCTTCATGTAATGCTAATCCTACTGCAGGGTCAAAATTCTTACCTTCTAGATTGGTGCCAATGGTAACAGTTTCGCCATCAGTGTAACTTGAATCACTTCTTTGAAATCGTACGGGAATCTGCTTACCTGTTACAATATTAACAAAGTTACTAATAGCTCTCTGAGTTGATGCTAACTTAGTGTGGTCAATAACTTTTCTCTTCTTATATCCACTTTCATCCCATGAAGTGAAGTCTGTGTCAAAGTCATCATTTAACCAAAAGCTGGATCCGTAATTTTTTATCTTTCTCATATCTACTTCTTAATTATAATATAATATAAGAAAAATATTAAATGAATCCAACCAAATTTAAATCTTTTTATACTCCGGTTTAATGATATCCCAAATTGATTTTGCTAGTGTTGATTTTCCACTACCTGGCAATCTTCTTAATAAAAATAGTTCTTTCATTTCTCTTTTATTTTTAAAAGTTACCGGGTGCTACTTGGAAACAGGATAATCCATTATCTCTCCACATCTTTACTACTTTATCACGATCATCAAATACACATAAGATTGTATCCTTATCTGGGAATAACTGATCTAACCAGTTTTGTTTCAATACATTATCTGGAGTAAATGTACCCTCAGGTCTCATTTTCAATACGTCAAATGGTACACCGAACTTATTTAGCCACGCAATAGTTTCTGCTCTACTAATAGAATCTCTACCAGAAAAGATAACTACCGAATGGCCTTGCGCCTTTATCATTTTAGCCATTTCAATTACTGGAACATTAGGTTCGTCCAATTGGATATTTTCGGGAGCAAAAAATGTTTTCCAATTCATTTTTCCGTTTCCTTTATCGGCTAATGCTCTACGCTTCTCTATCAAAGCCAATGTACCATCAAGGTCAAAAATTACTGTTTTCATAACTCTTATTTTTTAATAATATAAGAAATTTCTTTTCTAATTCCAACTAGGACATAAAAAAAGTGCCAACATTTCTGCTGACACTTTTGTAACACTGGTGAGGACTTTCTTTATTCCCTTACTGCGCGGGCAACGGGGTGGTTCTCCTCGAGCATTTCGAACTGCTATTTACCTATCATACCAACAAGTTTTGAATGTTACATCATTGGCATTTGCATACCTTGCGGCTCTGCATCATCTGATTTTATTTCTGCCATTATACAATTTGTTAGCAATATCATACCTGCTGCTGAAGCTGCATTTTCTAATGCGATTCTAGAAACCTTTTTTGGATCAATTACGCCAGCATCAATCAAGTTCTCAAATCGATCCGTTCTTGCATTGTATCCGTTGTTAGGTTCTGATTTATGAGTTTCTGAAATAACAACTGCTCCTGATTTCCCTGCATTCTCTGCAATCTTCATTATTGGAGCTTGTAACGCACGTCTAACAATATCAACACCAACGGCATATTCTGGTTCAATCTTAAGTTTATCCAATGCCTTTGATGCTTGTAATAAAGCCACACCGCCGCCAACTACATATCCTTCTTCGATTGCAGCACGGGTTGCTGCTAAAGCATCATCTACTCGGTCTTTCTTCTCTTTCATTTCAGACTCAGTAGCCGCTCCAACATAAAGTACAGCTACACCACCCGCTAACTTAGCTAAGCGTTCTTCAAGCTTCTCCTTATCATAATCAGATTTTGAATCTTCAATTTGAATTTTCAATTGATTTACGCGTTCTTCAATTGCATTAGATTCACCTCCGCCATTAATGATTGTAGTTTTATCTTTGCTGATATGTGCCTTTTCAGCTACACCCAAATCATCAATACTAACTGTATCAAATTTATGTCCAGTTTCGTCTGAAATAATAACGCCTCCAGTCAATGCTGCAATGTCACGTAATTGCTCTTTTCTCGAATCACCAAATCCAGGTGCTTTAACGGCTGCAACACGAAGTGCGCCATTTATTTTGTTAACAACTAATGTGCCTAATACAGCTGCTTCAACATCTTCTGCAATAATAAGTAAACTTCTACCTGCCTTTGCGACTTGTTCTAATACAGGTACCATTTCCTGCATACTGCTGATCTTTTTGTCTACCAATAATATTACTGGCGATTCTAGATCAGCTGTCATTTTTTGATTGTTAGTTGAAAAATATGGAGATAAATATCCACGCATAAACTGCATTCCTTCCACAATCTCAACAGTAGTGTCAACACCTTTTGCTTCTTCTACTGTAATCACACCATCACGTTTAACACGCTTAACTGCATCTGCAATAAGAGAACCAATTGCAGAATCATTATTTGCTGAAATAGTTGCAATTTGTTCAATATTCGAACCACTGTCTCCATCTAATGGAATTGCCATACCATTCAACTCAGTAATAACTGCTTCTACTGCTCGATCAATACCTCTTTTGATTGAGATAGGATCGCCACCTGCTGCAACTATTTTTAAACCTTCTTCAACCATTGCATGAGCCAATATTGTTGAAGTAGTAGTTCCATCGCCTGCAGCATCTGCTGTTTTTGAAGCTGCTTCACGTAAAAGTTGAACACCCATATTTTCGAACTGGTCTTCTAACTCAACTTCTTTTGCTACTGACACACCATCTTTTGTTACATGGGGCGTACTGAATTGTTTTGATATTACTACATTTCTTCCTTTTGGGCCTAATGTAGATCCAACAGCTTCTGCCAATTGGTCAATGCCGTTTTTTAACTTTGTTCGTGCTTCTGCACCAAACACTAATTGTTTTGCCATAAATAACTCCTTATTGTTTTATAACTTATTATAATGATAATTGGATTAGATTCCAATCTATCTAAGAATAAATATTGAATTGATAAAAGTACCCTTTGTACTTCGGGCTTATTCTATAATGTGAACACTTTCAGGAAATAACTCATTGAATATTCCATTGGTGCTTCATTTACATAATCAATTGCAAATGATACAAATACTTTATCCTCTGTAACTTCTACAATTTCACCATTAGCACCAGTAACTGCAGTTACTTGTAATCCTACTTTTAAATCTTCTTTTTTCATTTTTTAAATTTTTAATTACTATATGATAAGAAATTTCATTTCAATATCCAACCAAATACATAAAAAAAGAAGCAGCCAATGCTTTCCGTGCACGGATGTCTGACTGCTTCTCGGTTATGAAAACTCTTAGAATGGATTTTCCATTTCCTCTTCCGTACCTGTATTGAAGATATCTTCTTCAGCCGTTGCCATATGCTTCTGGATGATTTGTTTAACGAATACTCTCTCAGAGTCTGTACCACCTGACTGATCAAAGAAAGGAATGATTGCTACATCTGCTGCTTCTGCCAAAGTAAATCCATCTGCCAACAAATCACATACTCTGACTGTCATACGAGTGGATACCATTGTGTTGAGTTTACCTTCCTCTGATCTCCATTCCTTACGAGTTAGATCTGCAATGTCTGCGACTGAATCAATCAATCCTGCTTCAAGCTTTGGGAAACGCTTTGCTAATAAAGCCGACTCACGCTCCTTGCTCAAAATGTCTACTTCAATAATTTCAAATCGATCCATTAATGCTCGGTCCAATACTCTGGTTGAAGTATACTCAGATCCAATATTTGCAGTAGCAATAAAAGATACGCCTGAAGCTACATGGATAGTTGGTGCATTGATATCCTCATCTAATCTTAAATATCTTTGACCTTCATCTAATACTGTCATTAAGATATTCCATGCTTCTGGATGCGCACGAGACAATTCATCAAGCAGAACAACTGCGTTCTCAGTTTGAATTGCTTTTACAAATGCTGACTGATCAAAAGCCGTTTGACCATCTTTAAAGTGAGTGTTCCCAATAAGAGTGGCTCGTGGATCTTGCGTTGCACCTAAGTTGAAATAAAAGAATGGACGATCGGTTGCAATCGGCAAAGCCTTTGCTGCTTCTGTCTTACCACAGCCTGCAGGTCCAACCATCATAATATTCTTACCTCTTAATGCTGATCTTACCAAATATTTCCATTTCAAATCTGACATCTCTAACGAGGTAGGACGAAGCTCCGTTGAATTCTGAATAAAAGCCAATATCGGATCAGCTTCTTCGTCTATCTCTTGTTTAGGAACATCAACTACTGTATCTATTTCAACTTCTGAAATATCAATTCTGCGTGCTCTACCCGTCTCAGGATCATATGCAAGCGCTTGGCCATTTGCTTCAGCCTTTTCAATCATAATGTCTCGGAAGAGCGATGTAATTACTTCTCCTGTTGATGCATCTGTTACGACGCCATCTTTAATACTACCAAATTTCTTTTTCATAACCTTAAATTTAATTTCTATATTATATTATAAGAAATATATAATTAAGATCCAACCTTTCTAGTAACTTTTTTTGGATCTACATGAAGAAATTTAACGTATTCTTCCGACATATAAGCAAAGTAATCTGTTTTCATTATTTTCTTATGTGCTGCACTTAGAGCTTGTTCATGTGCAATATTAATCAAGAAGTATGGTGCTTGTTGCCTTACAGTACCAACTTTGTCATTTGGATTGAAACAAATACATTTATATTCTTTCATATCCATCTTCTTTAAGATGCGTGTAACTTGTTTTTGATAATACCCAGTTTCTTTAGCTGTTAATGATTCTCCGATCGGCATCTTCTGAGCTATGAGTAAACTTTCATATGATGACTTTGAAAATTCTTGTATGATATTGAGTAGATTTTCTTGTAATGGATCTAACTCTGCTAACATCAATTTTTTATTATCTAACTCTGCTTTGACATATGGACATGGTGGAAGTCCACCATATTCTGCAGATGGTACTGACAGAACGTTGCGAATGTAATTGATTATTCGTTTTGATGTTGTATAAGGACATCTCATATATCACGTGGTGTTTCGTACACTGTTTTGATTACTGGAAACCTTAGGGAGTATTCTCCTTTCTGATTTTGACTTTCTTCAAAATATTGTATGGTTACTTGTTTACCGATAATTTCGTTTGGATTTTTAAAGTAATGTCTTCGTTGTTCTTGACTAAATCCAGACCCAACATCTACTCTGTTGCCTTTATGTTCTATCACAATATTTTTAAGCATCTCTTCTTCTGTTTCTAATCCATTAACAATAACACGTTGAAGAGCTGTTTCGATATCTAATACTATATATTCTGCGTCTGAGAATGATTTTACTTTGAGTATATCCATACTACGCTTTCCTTGATATTCAGCGTCTTTACGTAGCATCAACCCTTCCCAATTACCCTTTTTAGATTCAGTTACCATTTGATCAAATACTTCATCAGATGCTTGGTATTGTGGCAATACCGACATAAATTTAGTCGTCTCTGGTACTAGTTTTGCTAAATTAAATAATCGATCAGATAATCGATCAGCTGAAGTCTTATTTAAAAAGTCATCTAACTGCAACATATCAAACATGAAATAGAATGGATTACTAATTGTATGATCTTTCTTTTTAATTTCTTTAATAATTCGGGAGAAATCTTCATCTCCGTTGTCATCAACAATACAAATTTCTCCGTCTAATACTTGGTTACTCAATCCTAATGATTCGATATGAATTTTTAATCTTTCTAATGTTGTAAACTCATTCCCTGCACGTGAGAAGAATTTAACATCACCTGCATTATCAATTATGGTTATACACCTAACGCCGTCTAACTTACGACTAACAAACCACTTATCATTCCAATCGACTTTTTTTGCAGTTTTGTCATTATATGGATTAGCTAACGCAACGTCAAATGTTGGAATTAAGCCAGGCCAAACTTTATTAATCATTGAGGCTGTTGATCTTGTTTTCAGATTACGATCAATAATGTTCCATATGAGATCTTTATACAATGGATTCTCTAACACGTATCTGTTAACATTAGCAATTGCATTATGACCTGTAATTACTCTGTTGTTTAAATCATCTAGCAAAAGAAAGAAGTCGCCATATGTATTAGGA